ACCAGTGAACGGGCTTAATTCCGGTTCGAATCCGGCTGCCCCTGCAATGGTCAACATTGGTTTCTGGATAGGCGCAAGATGGTAAGCGCAAAGGCAGAGGTTGGTAAGAACATTCTGCTTTGTTCCCGGTTCGGCTCCGGGATTCGGAACAATCAAGAAATACTTGAAGCCCGTATGGGCACGACTTGTCGCACCTTCGGAGAGGTGCATGTCGGTAAAAGTCCCGGGCGGTGTTCACGAACTTGACCCGCCCGGGCAAAGAGCCATGATTTTGAAATGTGGGTAGCCTTTTGTTTGACGGGTTGCCCACTTCAAAACAAAAGAAGGTGGTGCATGGGGATTCTTGTAGAAATACTTGATCAGTATCCTGCCCACCGCGAAGTTTTCATTTGGTTTTTTGGGTGCCCTCTTGTGCGAATGTGCAAGGGGGCTTTTCAATTCACTTCAACACATCCTACCTAGTATTTTTGGGCTCAATTGTTGTTACATTTGCCAGACAAAACAATGTTAGTATGACAGATGTAACACCGCAAGAATTTCCGGATGGGGAAGGCAAAAGCCCAAAATCCGCAACCCTGACCAAACCCGCTCCACGTTTCGAAATGATTGCAACGATCCGGTCGCAGATTGACCAGATAGCAAAGCAATTACCGGGCATGTGTGAGGAATACAACATCACAAACCCTGTCAGCGGGTACGACCTGATTCAGCGCGGAATCCAGAGTATCAAACGCGCTGGCAGCGGGCTGGTTATTCCAGTAGAAATTGGGCAGACATACGATCTGCCGGGCGTTGCGCTCCGTGACGTCAACCACGTCCACAAATTGCGGCTGTATTACCGCATTGACGGCATCCTTGGCATCCACAACTACCTGAAGCAGATCGAGCCTTACCGCCAAACCATGATGATGCAGTACCCGTCTCTATGGAGCGAGGGCGGTAACTACATGGGCGTAGAGGAGGGAACGCAAATGCCCATTGACAGCACCTTCATGGAGGCCGCGCAAAAGATGGCTGCTGCCGAAAACAAAGTGCTCAGTAACTAAATCAGTTTCACCCTATCATATCTCACACCATGACAAAAGAAATGGTACAAGAGGAGGTCGAAATCCTACTCAGTGCGACCTTTGACAAAATTATGGAGTTGCCGCAAAGCGTGGCAACCCGCGAAGCCCTGCCGTTTGTACAAATGGCTATGGCAAAATTCAGTACCGAAAAAGCAATGGCCATGCGCGGGCGTATCGCGGGCGGCGCTTCATTGGGCGGGCCCATTGTAAAGACTGGCGATGACGCAAGACGCGGCCGCTTCAATACAACCCCGCCAGTTGAAACATTCGCTGACCCAAACCAGCCGGCCGCAATGAACCCTGTTCAACTTGCGGGTCAGTCTGATGAACAGGATGAAGAAGAAGATGACATCACGGACGGCCCGGGCCTGAAGGCTGTGCTTACTCCGGACAACCCCAACGATCCGCCACTGGAAACGGACCTGGAAAACATTGAGCAGGGGGAATCAGAAGTGCAGGAAATCGAAGTCGCACCGCAGGAGATTGAAGACATCTACAATCGTATTGCGGCATCCACCAAAGAGCAAGTGGTCACTCAGTATGGAGAAAGCAGCATCGAAAACATGATCATGACGTTGGGCGGCAATGTAGCGAAAGGTAAAACCGCGCTTCAAAAGGCATCCTTCCTTATCTCCATGACCAAACAGCGGATGTCCGCTACCCCGAAGTAATGAAGATTTATGAATTGACCATTGGCTATTCGAAGTGGGTTGGCGGGAAAGAGGTACACTACTCAAAAGTGAAGAACCTGAACTTTCCAAGTTCGCCCGATGACATAACCATGCGTCAATGGATGGACTTTCAACTGAAAAAATTGGCGTCTCCACAATTCATTTTGGATTTATGGGAGGCGCCAATTGAAGATCAGAATACTACCATTGAAACGTGGAAGGAAAGAGAGTGGTCGGAGTTCCTAGTAAACACCGCTGAAATGCTTTCCTGCATTGTGGATGCCAAGACCGCCGAACTTCTGCACGGCCTTCCAGCGATCGAGACAGGCGGCGGAGCATCGGTACTGACCCTATACCATGAGGTTGACCAGATGATAAGTGGATACGTCCCGCAAAAACGACAGTCGTTTGAATGGAAAGGCAGCGTATACATTTGGCCGGAGATCGTTGTTGATGGAATTGAACGTGAATGGTACGGGCATAACCTTTCGACCGCACAGAGCATACAGGCGCTGCAAACAGAGCACGTCTACAATGCCAAGGACGAAAACGGGAACTTCTTTGTAGAAGACCGTCGCTACCACGTAGACATTGCCCTGGTTGCGACGCTTTCCCGCAAGGTGCTCAAAGACGACGTGATTGAGACATTGCCGCTTGACTTCAACGAACGAATGCGGCATATAGAAAACCGAATCAAAATTTTTGCTGACCTGCCAATGAGTATCTGCCTGGATATGGCTTTTTTTTTGAGCAGTTTAAAGCATGCCTCGGCGCTCACCCTCTTATCCAGTATGCGTTCCATACCTACGTCAACTCCATAAAAGAGGCTCAGCAGGCGCAAGACGCGCATCAAAAATGGGGCGTGTGGGGTTGGTACATCGTATTAGACGCCATTGCAGAGGGTGACAGGTTTGGAAGCCCTCAACTATCCAAAATGGAGGGTGCGCTATCATCGAACTTCTATGAAGCGATGATATGGATCGGCAAACAAAGACACCTTATGTCAGATCAAACATCAAGCAGATCATGAGTAGAAAAAACGCCTTCGCTGCCCTTTTAATGGTCGCAGCATTAGCCCCACCGATGCGGACAGAGAAAGCCCGCAATCCATTTACAAAACGGCCTATACTACACAGAAAGCAATCCAAGCAAGCATTCATACGGACCAGTCATGTTTGATTGCGTTGCCCGGGATGCAGCCAACGCCGTTCGTAAATTTCAAAACTTCCAACGCGACAAAGCAAGATGAACGACGTCACCGAACTGTTTGCCATATTCTACAACATTGTAAAAGCGTGGCCTGCAACATACCCGACTGCCGGATCCGGGGAATACGTTTCGAAGCGGCCCAACACCTTCGCCGTCATGCGTTCGCTTCGGGACATTGAAGCGCCTAATCTGGAAAAGTCCATAGAAGATGCGAAGGAGCCATATTTCTACATGCGGGACTTTGACGCCAATGAGTTCCGGACCGGGCAACGGGCTCAGTATCCGGTCTTCGGATGCGCTGAAGATGCCATGGACTTCCGGCATCCAATGGGTACCGGTGCAGAGAAGCAGTTAAACCTGATCAACTGCTTTATCATTGACCAGTTACCCTTCGCAGAGAATGGCTACTCAGATCCGTATTCATCGGGGCGGACGATCGAAGAAGTAGGCCGTGACTTGAAGGAAATGGCGCTCAAACTCTTGAAGGTGTTGGGGCGTTGGGCAAAGGTTCAGATCACCATGGGCGATTTCGAAAACGGCTGGCATGATACCGCCTACCTGAAGGCGCATGGAGCGATGTTCGAAACTGAGTTGGAGATCAGCCAGATCATTCACGATATGGACAAGGTGAAGGCGCATGTGATCTACCAGAACAGCGACAACAACGCGATTCTACTGATGAACATGCTGGTTGAAACCAACCAGTGCGCGGACCCTGAAATGGAAATGAACTATGTCTATAACGACGGCGGCGCTTTAGCAAGTCCGACCGGCAAATGGGTGTTTGACAGATGAGTGGGACCTACAAAGAAATCCAGCCTTTCATTGTAGATGGGAGCCTATGCCCCGACGTTTGGGACATTCCGCCGCTGGAAGTCCAGCAGCAACGTGCATCGGAGTTCGCGGCTAAAATTCGGGCCGTTGACACCTATGACGGGAAGGGTGTTCAGCCTGAATCGGTGGTAAGTTTACATGGCCAACCCGATATAGGGCCTATGTCCATGCAGACACGGTATGAAAATTGGTGCAAGGAAAAGGGGCGTGATCCGAACGGTGTTACCTGGTATTCGGATAATCTAATTCGGTTCAAGGCGCTCCCAAATGAAGATGGCGACGAACTTTCTTTTTGTGAGAACCTGATATGGAATGAGATGCGCTATTTTTTCTCGGACGTTTACGGCAACGGTGGCTTTTACATAGACTATACATCCTTTGATAAAGACCCGGGATTCGTGTATTACTTCATCACAAAACTCAACCGAAAGCCATGACCAAAGAAGAAGCGAGAAAGATTTTCCTAGATGAATACGACAACCTTGGCTTTGGTATGGCCACGTTGTTTATCGAAGAGTTGGAAGAGCAGGGGCATAATGCTTCCGGTGCGTTGATTAAGTCGGTGGTTGCCAAGGTAGACGCCGAACTGAATGCAGCCGAACTGACAATATCTCATTGGGAATACGGTATTTTGGTAAACACTGGAATGAAAGCGGCCGATGTGCCGCGCACGTTGGCATTCATTCGAGAAATTGCCAATTGGATAAAGTTGCGCGGTATCGCCGGGGGCCTTGATAAGACCGTTGAGAACATTGCTACCAAGATGGTAAAGACCATGTGGAAAACGGGCATACCTACACCTGGATCATATCGCTTTTCGAAAAATGGTCGGCGTACTGGCTGGATAGATTGGGTGTACGAAAAGTACAAAGTGGATTGGGAAGACAAGGCGGAAACGTTGAGCCTGGATTACATAGACAACGCCTTCGATGCAATGCTTTTGAAAGTGTCGAAGCAAAACAAATCTCTTACCGTGTCAGTGCGGTAAAATAAAAATGCCGCCAACTGTTAGAGCAATTGACGGCTATGTATAGGCCCAATTCGAAGATGTCACAAAGGTAACGCCTTCGACGTAAACAAACATGGCAATCTCACTCAATGCTCAGCCGGAAGCGGGCAAACTCTTTGCGGCCTACACGTCGCAAGTATTTCTGCTGTCTACCAGTGTCACGCATGGCCAACCTCCAGCAGCTCTTCAGGTAGTGGTAAAAAACAATGGTAACGTAATTGATACTCAGTACTACGAAACCATTGAACTGTCTGAAGGATCTTCCACCGATACCTGCGGTTTCCGGATTGACATCAAAGAGATCGTTCAGGCGCTGTTCTCGCCTTCCAGTATGCTGCCCACTACATTCGGGGCAAGCGCCAACAGTATCTTTGCCGCCGAAACGCTGGCTATTACTTGCGAGTTCACAGCATGGCTGCCCAATTCCGACAACCTGCTGGAACTTGATACCGATACCGTCACATCGGACGAATACCTGGTTATCAATGCGGTCCGGTACGAAAACGAAAGTCCCACTTTAGATGCTTATACGGCTTCAAGTGCGCGGCTATTCCTGACATCGAAGCCAGGTAGAGGTTGGACGGACCTCAATGCGTCCGAATATCTCTACGTTTGGAACCCTACCACTCCAAGCACCTTTCATTGGATGTTCGAGTTCTTTTCGGCCACTGGTATTCAAAAGAGCCTTTGCCGTTCCAGTCAATCCGGAGCGGGCAATAAACTGATACGCAAGGGCGTAGGCGGAAAGAATGTGCTCAACACATCCCTTACAACCGTCATCGAAGACGGCTCCGGACCGGGATTGACAGCCGGTGTTGCGTATTATGAGGTTTACGGATCGTCGGCATCCGATGGATCAGTACCGATTACTGTAAAGCGACGGTACTATGTAGACCGCAGCCCGGCTTGCATCAACTATCGGCTACACTTCCTCAACAAGTTCGGCACCTGGGACTACCTGCCGATTTTGGGGCAAAAGAGCAATACGCTGAAAACCATAGGAGACCCTTATGAGGCCAGCATAGGCGACGACTTTACCGAAAACGCATCACGCCGGCACAGTCGCAATCGCGGGCAAGTGCGCGGCGACAAAGCCTTTTCGGTCGAGGTGCGCGGCGTGACCCCTGCAACGGCGCTATGGCTTCGGGAACTTGGCTTGTCACCGCAGGCGTACATCGAAGAACGGCCCGTGGATGTGGCGCCGTCCACGAATAACCGACGTTTCCCCATTGTACTCAAAGACAATGACTACCTGATTTCTGACCGCGTTTTTGTCTTTGACGTGTACTATTCAAGCCAACTTTTCGGCCAGCGCACATGAGAAACGTCGAAATTCTGATAAACCGTCACCTGGTTGACTACTTCGAGACGAAGGACGTTCCGCTAAGCATGCGAAAGCAGATTGATAAGTTTCTGGAACGTGTTGGCGCTGATGGTACGCAGGTAGACAATGTTCTGAAATCCCTTTCGCTTCCCCCCACAAAGGCGAACCAGGCTTTCCTATTGACCCTCATGGCTCAGTCGTCGTTAGGCCGTGGCAGTACACGCGTAGCGGTGCAGGTGATCGTCAACGGTGTGCAGTTATTCGGCGGGCCCGGCATCCTGAAATCAGCAAAGAAAACCAGCCACTCAACACCGTCCTTTCTGGTTGAACTACTTGGCGACGGTCTGACCCTTTGGGAAAAGATAGATGACGTTTCGCTCACAGATCTGGACATGGGAGCAATGACCTATGCCTTCAGCGACATCCTTTCGAACTGGGATGACGAAACGGTACAGGCATTCGCTGCGTATTGGTGCCCGGTGGTTTATGGCACTGAACGGCACGACGGCATTTTTTCAATTCAGGACTTCCGGCCGTCTGTCCGCTTTGCGCCAATCATCAACGCCATTTTCAACGGCGCTGGCTACACGGTCCATTCGGAGTTCATGGAGACGCAGTTTTTCCAGCGACACGCGCACACCTTTGGGGTGGGTAGCAAGTGGCGCATTGCGGCGGAAGATTGGCGACTGGCTTATGTAGTGGCCTCGTTCGGACCGCACAACGCGTATCTGGCACCGCCGAATCCGATTGCAAACATGGTTCCCTTGACACCAAGCCAGGATCCGCTGGGCATGTACAGCAATAATGGAGAGCCGCCCACGTCGCCAGGGATCAATGTAAACCCTGACTATCAAAATAAAATCACGGTACCCTATGAAGGATACTATGACATAAAGTTTCAGATCAATACACCCGTCCCGACGCGTGTTGATTTCCAGATTGTCCGCGCTCCGGATGTTTGGCCGACTGTGACGGATGTAATCACTTTTTGGGTAGCGGACCCTTCGCCGGTGGGCAGCCCGGGCCAAACGCTGGAAGTGCGGCAAATGCTGCAAGCCGGTGATGAGGTTTGGATGACGTACATGCAGGACAATCCAGCATGGTTGTACCAGGTGCGCAGCGTAAAACTGCGAATCTCTTTGAGCACCAAGCCCTACCTGGGTGCAGACATTTCAGTTTCTTCCTGTCTTCCAGATAAACCGGCAAAGTCATTCCTTCGCGGCGTGTCAGATATGTTTGATCTGGTTTGGCGTGTGGATGAAATAACCAAGCGCGTTTTCTTCGAGCCGCGCTTTGACTACACGCTGATCGAGGGAGGCGTAAAGGTCACACGCAAGGGCTTTTATCGCCGCAACTTGCCACTGGTTCAAAACATTTTGGATGTCGAAAGCGTATCGGTCGAGTATGTAACGCCGTTCGGCAAAAGCCTGAAATTGGGGTATGCTCCCAGCTCTGACCCGATGGAGAAAGCAACGCTCACCTATTTGGGTCGGGACGTGGATAAGAAGCAGCCGCCCTATTGCGCGGATATCGTCTTGCACGATCGAGGGAAGCCAGGTCAATTCAGTTCCAATCCGTATTTCACAACGCTCTATCAATCGCAGCCAAGCGACATGCAACTGCGGGAAGATGCGTACCTGCCCACAATGCTGCCACAGTCGTACAATCGGGGAAGCAAGTTGCCGGGGTTCACATGGACGCCTCCGGGCGGCACAGAGACGACCGAAGCCGCACCGACCTATGAGTCTGAACCAAAGTGCGGTATCATCTTTCCGAAGGCGCTGCTTTTCGAGTGGTACTACAATGACAGCGATGTAACTTATTTCAACGAAGACACGCGGGCGCCATGGATTACGCAACAGAAGTGGGCAGACGTCGGTATTGCGGCATCATTGAAGGACTATGACAATGCACCATGCTATGCGGACCTCATTGCTAAGGATACCGGGCGCGTTATCTATGGGCTTGTCAGTACATTCTACCCGAATTATATCAGCATTATCAAGGAAGGTCAGGTCCTGAAAGGGAAGGTGTTGATTAGCCTGCCCAACTTTACCGCCATTGCTTTCCAGGCGATGTGGGCGCTCAAATATGACGGCAATGATACGCCCTGGATTTTGCTCGAACTGGCAGCGTACAAGGCGCTGGTTTCTGATGACAGCCAGGGAACATTTATCAAATACGTTTCCCCAAAACAGGAAGACATGGACGGCGTGACATACGACGATCCTAATATTGATCCTTTGGTGCCGGATAGCGCACCGGAATTGTAATCTACCATGGCACAAGAAAGAGTTATTAGCCTTCGAATGCGCTTATTGGGCGAAAAGGATGTTTTGGACAGCATCGAATTGATAAACGTCTCGCTGAATGAAACCGGCCAGGCTTTGCAGTCAATTGCGGACAAGTCCAAACTACTTGAAACGCTCACCAAGCGGTTGCAGCAAATGAATGCTGAACTGCAAAAGGTGAATGCAGCGCTCAACAGCGCGAAGGCCGGACCGACGGCCCCGCCACTTTCTGTGCCAAACGTACCCGGCGCATCGGCCCCGCCAGGCTCCGGTGCGAATGTTGAGAATCTTACCAAACAGCAAAAGGCGCTGACCGAAGAGATCAAGAAAACGACGACTGCGGCGGCATCGTTGGAAAAGGAATTGCAGGGCGTAGAGAAAGGGTCGGACGCATACCGTGAAATCATTGCGCGGGCCGGGAAAGCCAAGGTTGCACAGCGAGAGTTGACCGCAGAGGTCCGCGAAGCACAGCGCGAATTTGAGCGCACGCGCATTTCGTTTGGCTCCTATCGGGACCTACAAATACAACTTGAAAGTCTCCGGGCCAAATTCAGGCTTTTGGATGATGAGCAGAAGAAAGCACTGGCAGGTCAGGAGATGCTGAAGCGCATCAAAGAGTTGGACGCCACACTGAAGCAGGAAGACGCCAACATGGGCATTTTTGTTCGGAACGTAGGCAACTATTCCAGCGCGTTATCCGGTGTTGCGAGCGTAACCAGCAGGCTCGCTGCGGCATTCGGTGTGACGGCCGGTGTCAGAGAGTTTGTAGTTGCCAATGAACAAGCCAGCGACGCGGTGGCGGACGTAGCCAAGACCGCGAACCTGTCAATAGAGAGTGTCCGAAAGTTTCAGGAGGTGCTAAAAAACCGGGACACGCGGACCTCGCTGGTCAACCAGTTGCAGATTGCAGAGATCGGCGGGCAGTTAGGTGTTGCTGAAAACCAACTCGAATCGTTCACTGTTGCCGTGGACAAAACGAACGTGGCGTTGGGCAAAGACTTCGGGAATAACGTTGAAGAAGTTACACGGGTAACGGGCGGACTTCGAAATGTATTCAAGGAACTTCAGACCGTGGATGTGGGCGACGACATCCTGCACATTTCAAACGCGCTGAACGTATTGAGCGCGGACGGCAATGCGACGGCGCCAATCATTGCGGAGTTTGCCAACCGCATCGGCGGCACGGCCATTCCACTTGGTGCCAGCGCAAAATCTATCTTCGGACTTTCTACAACACTCAATGAACTGAACGTTTCAGCGGAACGCGGTGGCAGCGGCGTTGTCCGGATCCTGACAGAGATCGGTAAAGCCCCTGACAAGTTCGCAAAAGCGGCAAGCATTCCAGCCGCTGAGTTCCGGGAACTGGTAGAAAGGGATATTGTCGGCGCGCTTGCGCTGGTTGCCAAAAAGACTAAAGAAAGCGCGGACGGAAACATTGCCCTGATTCAAACGCTCGATGAACTGAAGATCAACGGAGCGGGTGAACTCGAAGTGTTTAACAAGTTGGGCAGCGCGTATGACCTATATACGAAACGCGTTGACCAGGCGGGCGTTGCGCTGTCTGGTACGGCTTCCATTCAGGATGAGTTCGACAAGAAAAATAACAACTTTGCCGCGTCCATAGCCAAGGTGAAAAATGAGTTGGTCAACCTTGCAGTAAGTACCGATTTTCAAGACTTCCTGACATCAGGCGCGAACGGGATTGCATCGTTCATCCGGAATCTGGCAGCCCTGCCGAAGTTTCTATATGACAACCGCCTGGAAGTATATGCGCTGGTTGCGGCAATTGTCGCCTTCAACACTGAGAGCATTTTAGCGGCCTTCAACGCGCTGCGACAAAGCGCGGCATATTTGGCCCTAACTGATGCTTCAAAGCGTCAAGCGCTTGCACAGGGCATCATGAACAGCGTCATGAAGGCGCTGCCACTACTCGCAGTCGTGGCGGGCGTGTATGCAGTCGTCAAAGCATTTCAGGTGCTCACAGCGGTTACGGACGGCGCTGCATTGGGTGCCAAGGCTTTCAAAGATGCGCAGGCAGACATTGCCCGGGATGCAGCGAAAGAATCCGCTACCCTCAATAAGAATTTCGAGACCCTGAAAAAGGCCACATCCACTACACAGGAGCGGACCGCGGCGATAAAGGAGTTAAAAAATGCCTACCCTGAATATTTGCAGGGCATGGACCTTGAAAAACTGTCCCTCAATGAACTCAACAACCTGCAAAAAGACCTGAATGACAACATTCTGGCATCGGTGGCTGCCCGTAAGAAAGCGCAGGTGCAAGATGAGTTTGCAGGGCAGATTTTAGAAAAGACACTGCGGATCCGGGCGGTTCAGGAGGGCGGCGCACAGGCGGCTACGTTCAAGGAAGCGCTAAAATTTGGCGGCGGCACTGGGTTTGACCGCGAATTGCAGGCACAAAAGATCATTGCGGGCCTGACCGAAGAGGTCAAGCAGTTGGAAATTGCATCTACCAACGCCAGCCGCGCTTTCGACGGCATTGGAAAGGTCAAAAACAAGGGTACAGAGAACATTGCAGCATCCGCAATCAACGAAGTACAGGCAGATCAGGCCGAAGAGCGTCAAAAGCAGGCCGAAGAACGGGCCAAAAATGCCGTCAACCTTCGAAAATTGACGCTTGCGCAGTTGGAAGCGCTTGATTCGGACGCAGCAAAAGAAGAGATAAGTCGCAGAAAAGAGGCGGATAAACGCCTGAAAGAAGCCGCTGACCAGCGTCAAAAGGACGAAAAAACCGCTGCTGACAATATCTACAAGATACAACAGGACCTCATTGCGAAAACCTATGACGGTCGGATACAACTGGCAAAGAATCAGACCACAAATGCTATCAGTGCCCTGGTCGGTACGCCTCAACAAATTGAAACGCAAAAAGCGCTGCTTCAGGAGCAACTAAAGCGGACGATTGAAGACATCGAAAAGGAGCGAAACAAGGCCCGGGAAAAGGCATTGAAGGATATTGAAGCCTTCCGGCGCGATGCGGCTTTGCAGGCTGCGAACAACCAGAGCGACAGCGCTGGAAACCAGGTGCGGGCGGCTGAAAATCTGACCCAGGTAGACAAGATCAACACCGGCGTACAGTTCACGGCCGTACAAGCAGAACTTGATCAGGCGTTTGGGGCGGGACTGCTTACACAGGAGGAATACAACCGCAAAAGCGAAGCGCTTTCTATTCAGCGGGAAGCCCGAATTTTGGAGATTGAGCGACAAGGGTTTGAGGCGCAAAAGACTTTACAGTTGCAGCAACAACAATCGCAACTCGAAGTCCTGAAACTCAACTATCAGGAAGAGTTGAGAACGATCGAAGAAGCGAATGCGGCAAAGTTCGAAGCGCTGAAGGCCCAAAGAGATGCGGGCGACATAACGCCTGAACAATTCGCCACTGCTGAAAACGACCTTCGCGCTGCTGAATACCAGGCGCGCTTGGATGCAGAGCGGAAGTTCCGCGAAGAGCAGGCTGCAATCATTCAGGACGCATCACTGAGCATCCTGGACACTGAAGCATATCTGGCAGAGCAGCAAGCGAAAATAGATAAGGATACCAACACCCAAAAGTTGGCAAATGCACAGGCAACACGCGACGGCCTGAAGGCTATCAATGATGCGCAGTTCGGGGTTTTGAGTGAGTACATATCGGGCGTATCCAAACTGCTAAGCCAAGATACAGAGAACCGCAAAAAATATGGTACGGTACTGAAAGCGCTGGCAGTTGCAGAGATTGCAATCAACCTTCGAAAAGAGTTGTCGGAAATATCGCTGGCAGCAATCAAAGCGGGCGCCGCAACCGGTCCGTTCGGCTTTTTGGTGGCAGGTGGCATATATGGCGCACAGGCGGCGGCGGCGGTGATCAAAGCCGCGCTGAATACAGCCGGGGTTATTGCTCAAAAGTTCGAGTACGGCGGCGTTATACCAACGCCTGGAGGGTCCGCGCCGGTCGAGGGTGGCAGCATCCCGCGTGGCAGTGGAATGATCGAAGGTCGGTCGCACCAAGCCAAAGGGGTACGGGCTATTTATAACGGTCGCCTGGTTGAATTTGAAGGTGGGGAATATCATTTGCGGAATGGCAAAGAGACTTATATCATCAACAAAAAGGCCACGAAACAGCACTATGAAACCCTTTTGCGGCTATCTGACAAGCCAAGCCAGTACAGTTCAATCCGCAAACAGGTAGCATCTGCAATCAACGCCTCGACAGGTGGCAAGAAATTTGCGACGGCGACAACGCGACACGCGGCGGACGGCGGTATTGCGCCACTTTCGCCGGTGGACATTCAACCGCTGGCAGCGCCGCAATTGAACAGCGCTCAAACCATTGTCGTGAACGCAGCGAACCGGGATGAGGTGAACGCCATTATGCAGTTGGCTGCGAACGCGGCTGAAGTAGCGGCCGCAGCGAATAGCCGAATTGATAGACTTCAAATAATCCTTGACCCGCTTGATGCGCTCATCAAAGGCACTGAGCAGGCAGAAATAAAAGCAGCGCAAAACTTATGACCACAGCAATAATGGTTTCAAACATCACCGCTGACATGGTTCGACCATGGAAGGTGCCAATCACAGAGATTGAAGACCTGAAAAAAACCTATGAGGAAGGCGAAAAATGGTACTGGCTGATAGCCGAATGGAACCGCTATGGTTTAACCGCAAACAAATTATGCCCGGCCTGCCCTGATAGCATTGCCGTGGTCCGGGCTTTCCTGCCGTTGCTATGGGAATAGTAGACATCAATCAAATTGTATCTGAAAACCGAAGGGCGACGCGTCTGGAATTGAATGATCTTTTCCGGCAGCATGTGTGCGAAGTCATGTGCCCGCGTGTCATCAAATTGATGGATGAATGGGAAGTAAAACGCTTATTGGCACTCCATTTGTTTGATATGAACATCGTCCGTCACGCCAAAAACCGGCCGCTCCTGCTGAAGCACATGGGAATTGCGCTTGGTGTTTCGAAGTCCACACTTTATGAGTGGTTCCCTGCATCATCCACCGTGGACACAGACGGCTAATATCGAACAACCTTCTACCTTTGCGCATATTCTATGGGAAAATTTCTGAATGACTGGGTAGCGATTGTAGATTCTTCTTCGGTCGCAGTACTTTCCGGATTGTCGCGCGTTCTTTTCATGAAGACCGAAGACTTCCGGGCGCGATCTATGACGCTGCTGGCTTCAGTTTGCTTCGGTATCGCAGTGGGGCTATGCCTTCGCGGTTTCCCGGCAATGGGCGTTTGGCGGGACCCTATGTCATCCAAAACCGACGAAAAAGATGAGCAAAACAACGATCAGCGTCCTGATTCTGATAATTAACGGGGTTGGGTGTCTTTCGGCAGGCTCGGTTCTGCTTTATTGGATGTTCAAAACAAAACGGGACGACCTATGCAGGAACCTGGTACAGTTCGAGTGGGCGTTCCTCTGCACGCTGGTTGTCGCAGCGTTCTACGACCTTCGGAATATATATACCGTTGAAGGCAGTACACCGCCGTCCGGCTTGGCTCATTCGCTCCTTTGGGTTGCGGGTTTGTTTTTCGCAAGATACTTGCGCGGATCATTCAGGTAGTTACCTTTGATCCGCATTTATATTTTCATTCCTGCTGTTTGCCCCTGTCCGTTCATGCCGGACAGGGGCTTTTTTATGCCCCGAAAAAATTTCTGCTGTTTTGTAAAAAAACTTTGTCCGCTTTATTGAAATTTCAATAAAGCGCTTTATCTTTGTCCCAACATTTTAAATCATCCATTCATCATCAAAACTTTTCATCATCATGGCACATCAAATTGATTTCCAAACTGGAAACGCTGCAATGGTATCGCTCAAAAAATCACCGTGGCACGGGTTGGGCGTAGTCATTGACACCGAAATGTCCGTAGCAGAAGCGCTGACTTTCGGCAAACTGGATTTCATTGTAGAGAAACTTCCCAACCGTCACGCGCTGCCGAACGGCGAAGTTGTTATCAGTAACACATCTTTTTTTACTTACCGTCAAGACACCAACTTCGTGTTGGGTGATCGTTTGGGCCGGGACTATCATGTAGTTCAAAACCAAGAAGCGCTTGGTGTAGTGGATGCGCTGGTTTCTGAAGGTGCAATGGTCATCGAAACGGCTGGCAGCCTTCGCAATGGCAAGCACAGTGTTCATGTGCTTGCGCCTTCCACAAGACATTCTGGTCGGTGGCGTTGACCGCGTTCAGCAATACTTGGTCATTGCGACGGGTCACGATGGACACACGCCTATCCTTGCTTATTTCACAGACGTTCGGGTAGTGTGCTGGAACACGCTGCAGCTGTCCTTGAAAGGTGCTACCCAAAAGCACAGCATCCGCCACACTGTCAGCGCAAAAAACAAGTTGGACGAAGCGCTGAAAATCATGCGTATCGCCTCCAAGAACTCCGAAGTTGCGACCGCAGAGTTTACCCGCATGGCAGAAACCAAACTTGCGCAAACTCAATTTTGGGACTACATCGGCAACATCTTTTTCAGCCCTGCTGAGATCAAAGAATTGCAGGACGGTAAGCAGGCCGGCGACGTGATCAGCACCCGCAAAACCAACACCATCAACAAGGTGATTGCTTTTGCAAAAAATGGTGTTGGCCAAAAGCAGGCCGGTGAAGGTTCGGCGTGGTGGGCGTACAATGCCGTCACGGGCTACTTCTCGAATGATGCTGAGTATGCCACACCCGAAGCCCGCATGGAAGGGCTGCTTTTCGGAAGCGCTGCGACGCACATGCAAAAAGCGCTGACCCTTGCACATGACCCGTCCCTGATTCAGAGCACCCGCGCAAATGTTTTGAGCAGTATGAATTTCAACTAAAACTTTCACCCGGCACCGCTGCAAGACGCGGCGGTGCCTTTTCTTTTTTTTTCAAAAATGAATGATAAACAGCAACAAGCATTCCCGGGCAAATTGGAAACGGGATTTAATCGGCGGGGCATGTCTTTACAAGACTACTTTGCAGGGTTGGCGATGCAAGCAATGATCATTTCCGGTCGCCATAGTCCGGCATTCGGTAGCGCTTCTAAAATGCTGGCTATTGAAGCCTATGGCGTTGCGGATGCGATGCTGGCAGAGCGCGAAAAACTCAATCAGGTCGAAGATGGGAAAAGCGGGAAGTAGTGTTTTATCCATAAACCCGACCTACAAATGGGCGGATGTCGAAAATGCCGACCTGGTTTTTAAAGTGACCGACATCGAAGAACCGGCTGGCGCCCTGGTCTTGCATGCTGGCACCGAATCGTTCCACATTGCACCAGCGTCCCGTCCCGGCTGGCTTTTGGTGGGCTCTATAATCCATCTGGAACAAAGCGCGAACGGTTTGCGGATCACGCTGGCAGACGGACTGCTTCTCGAAATGTACATTTCCGAAATCAAAAAGCGCATGAAGCGCAACTTCCTGTCAACATGAAAAAGGTCTTTACTCTACTCTTTGCCCTGGCTGCTTTTGAATGCGCTGCACAGCGTGTGATTTCGGGCGGTACCGGTATTACTCTGAAGCCTGAGCCGTGCCCTGAGTTTGAAGTTAAAATCTTTGGGGAAGAAGTATGGGTTTGGGAACTTATGCCATGCGAAACCCTGACACATGGCCTTGGTGAGTACACATGCTGTTACAAACTGTTTTTCAAAAATACCACAATCATAAACCCGCTACCCCGAAAGAACTTTGGAAAAGTAAAACGCCTGGTTTATCGGGCATAAAGCAGAAAATATGAAAGCACTGTCAGTTCTCAACCCTTACCCCGCGCTGATTGCAAACAGCCAGAAACTCTACGAAATTCGAAGTTGGAGCACCAAACACCGTGGCCCACTCTTGATATGCTCTGGATTGGGGCGGCATTCCCGCTATGCTGAACACTCGCAAAGTACCGAATTCCCCAATGCTGTAATGGTAAAATTGTACAACTGGACAGCATGCCAGTACTACTATGCGCCAAGTGACCTAATTGACGTACTTGGTAAAATGATCTGTGTCGTCGAACTGGTAGACGTCCATCTTTTCACCCCTGATATGGCAGACGATGCGTGTTGCGACTATGCACCCGGGATGTACGCCTGGGAGTTGCATAAGCCGCGCCGCGTGAAAACAAAAGACCTGAAGGGTAGACTGCGACTTTTTGACGTGGATGATGACCTGATAGAATACACCGAACCGGCGGACCCGTTTTTGGGGTATTGGCGTGGTGGCTCGAAAAAATTGAGCGTATGAATGACCTGCCCAAATTTCAGTTTTGGAGCCGCTGGCGAAGGTGCTGGGTAGAGTTCAATGAAAAGCCAACCGTTGCGCTATTGAACCAATACCGCACACACAAATTCAGGGTTGCCATTGACGGCGTGGAAGTGACTTATGAACACCTCATAAAAGTCACTTCCACGCCGTCAATGGCAA